TGTTAGCTAACGTAAACGAAATATTAACTGATGTAAGAAGCTTAATTAACGAAAGCACAGAACGCTTCTGGAAAGACGATGAAATAATAAGGTGGATAAACGAGGCAGCAGAGGATTTCTCTTTTAAAACTAAATGCTTATCTTCTTATTATTACAAAATATTAACTGAGGACGACATTATAGACGATAGAGAAATTAGACTTAATCCCGACTTTATCGCACTGGACGAAGGTGGAGTTTTATATAACGATAAACCATTAACTCAGACTTCACTAAAACATTTAGACGAATGGGGAAAAGACTGGAGAAATAGAACAGGAACTCCTACGCATTTTTATTTCAGAGGAGACTACATTGGTTTTTATCCCAAACCCTCGGTTGGAGATACCGTTGCTTATTATGGTATTGAGCGAGCCCCTTATATGGATAGCGACATAGTTGAACCATTGAGTGGAGACTACAGAATAATTGCCTTGCGGAAATGCTTGAGAGACTATGCGGTAGCTATGTGCTGGTATAAGAAGAATGAAATTGCTAAATATCAGGAAATGATGGCTCGTTATGAAATGAATGTTTTTAATGTGCAAAACTTATTATCTGGTCATAAAAACCAAGGAGCTAAGATAATACCAGCTCGTAGGAGAAGATAATGGCGAAACAATTTTATCGTATTCTTGACAACCTAAGCCCCTCGGAAATGAAATTAACTAATTTACCCCGTAAGCCAAACAGTTTAAACAATATGTTTTTTAATGAGTATGGTCAATTAGTAAAACGCAAAGGATATGAAAAATACAATACTACGTTATTGCATTATAGTGAAAAGATACGGGGAATGCATAGATATTATAAGTCTGCTACTGAAAAAGAGTTTTTAGTAGCTTGTAATGGTAAAATTTATAAACTTTCTGATATCGCTCCTCATAATGGGGTAGAAATAAATACCTCTCTACCTTTAACTTTTAATAAAGATGTTTATTTTTCTGACTTTTATCAAACTTGTTATTTGGTTAACGGTGCAAATGGAATGTTTAAGTATAATGGAACCTCATTCAATAAGGTTGGTATCACCCCTCCATCTGCACCTACTTTTAATTCGAGAATTAATGGTGCTTTAACTGCTGGTAATTATTATTTTAAAGTAACTTATGTAGACGTAGACGGTTATGAAAGTAATGGTTCTCCATCTTCTGCGGCAATGGTAGCTCAAGCAGACCCTAACGATGGAATAAAAATTAATATTCCAGTATCTACTGACCCAAAGGTAGTTGGAAGAAGAATTTATAGAACTACAATGAGTGGTTCTACATTTTATTATGATGGAGAAGTAACAGATAATACTACAACTACTTATTCTTCCACTAAATCTGACACTCAAATTAGTATGGGAACATTTTTACATGATGACCACAATGAACCTCCAGCTACTCCTCAGTATATTTGTAAACGACGTTCTCGGTTAATGTTAGCAGATAAAGATGCTTTTTATATTTCTCATATAGCTGATGTAGAATATTTCCCTCCAGACTGGGTAATTTATACTGGTGCCAGACAGGATATTACTGGAATAATTGAACAACAAGAAAGTATGGCAGTTTTTACTCAAGATAGCATAGAAAGACTTATTGGACAGGATGAAGATAATTTTGAGTTTGTTAATGCTTATTCCAGCGAGGGATGTATTGCTCCTCGTTCATTAGTAAACTGCGAGAACTTATTACTTTATTTGGGTTGTGATGGGATATATGCTTTTGATGGTGTGAGTGCTCAAATTTTAAATATCCCATTAGCTGAATACTTGAAAAATAATATTAACAATACTTATGCATATTTATCTTCTGCGGAGTATTTCGATAATAAATATTTACTTTCTTATCCTAAGGGGACTTCAAATGTCCCGAACGAAACTGTTTATATTGACTTTAGAACTGGTGCTACTGGAGTATATAACTTTGGCTTTAGTTGTTACTCTCGATGGGATAAATTAGGCGATGGTATTCAACTTTATGGTGGAAGTAATACTGAAGGACAAGTATATAAAATAGGAGTGGGGACAAGCGATGAAGGAAGAAATATAAATGCTTATGATGATGTCTGTCACCTAGACTTAGGTGTTCCTGAGCTTAAAAAGCTTTTTTATGCCATATGGATAAAAGTAATTTCTACTGATGGGGAAAACTTGAGGGTATATTATCAAATAGATGATGATGAAGAAACTTATCAAGACATAGTAATGGATAAAAATACTGAGAAATGGTATAGGATAGCTCTACCAGATAGTTGCAGGGGAAGAGCAATTAAAATAAGGCCATCGATAGATGATACATATGATATTACTTTTTGTGGGTATATGCTTGAGTTCGACGTAGAAAGTGGAGAATACTAATGATTGGCTTAACTGACGAGAATGTTTTAGCTAACACGATTCAATCAATAAAAGACCTATTATACGGTGGATTAACTCAGCGGAACATGAAGTCTATTAGAACTTATTTTGTGGTTAATGCCATGGATAGCCTGGATAGCAATTATCCTATGTATGTTCCATTTAATATACCAGCTGATACGGTAAAAGTTGTGAGTGTGTATGTTAATTTTACATTATTGCCCTTTAGAGCATATTCTAAATCAGCGGCAAGTGCTCAACAAATGACTACCAGTGCAGGTGGGGGGACGACGGTTACTTCCAGTGCGGGCGGTGGACAAACAACGAGCGCAGGTGGGGGAACTACCATTACTTCTACTTCTGGTGGGGCAACAACTACCAGTGCAGGTGGAGCAACTAAAGTTACCTCTGCTGCGGGCGGTGGACAAACTACCAGTTCAGGTGGTGGTGCTACTACCAGTTCTGGGGGTAGCACTTCTCCTGTATCGAGCGTACCCCGAGAACAAGCTGTGCCAGCAACAGAAATTCAAGGTTATATTAAACACTCAAGCCCTCTTGGATGGTTGATTGCGGATTACAACGGAAACCCCAAAATAGTTCGCAGATTAGTTTCCGGAAACCATACCCACACCGTATCTATTCCTTCTCATTATCATACTGTTTATGCTCACACTCATACCGTAAGCAGTCATACTCACAGTGTTACGCTAGATAACCACACACATACCATAGGTAGCCATTCACATAATGTTACATTAGGAAACCACGACCATACCGTAAGCAACCATTCTCATAATGTAACTATAGCTGACCATGTTCATACCGTTGATTCTCACAGTCATAATATTAACTTTGGAATTTATGAAATTGATACCCATCCCGACGTAACTTTATATGTGTCTCGAGATGGTGGTGCTACCTATCCTTATCGAATAGGAACTTATTCTAATAATCAAGAGTTAATAGAAATCACTCAATATGTAGATAGTCCGGGTGGAAAGATGTTAAAGTTTGAAGCTACTGATTTAGGTCGTTTAAGTGCGCAAATTGAAATTAAAGTAGATATTTCAAAGTAGGTGATGATATGGCTCAATCTGTTCCTGCAAGTCAATTAACGGAAGAACAAAGAAATATATTAAAACAGCGAGGTCAATATGATATAAATGCATATTATAATCCTGAATATTTAGCTACCTTAACCGGCAGTACTGCAACTACACAAAGCAATATTGGTGTTTCTGCACAGGCTCCACAAGCTCCGTCTTTACCTCCTGCTCCCACTACTGATGCTCCAGTAATACCACCATATCCAGAAACTCCACCTGCACCAGAATTTGCTCCACCTGAAATGCCACCTCCACCTGTATTGCCACCAACTCCGGAAGTTCCCACTGCTCCTGAAATTCCCGGATATGAAGTTGCCCCAGCTCCGGAATATGAAATTTCTCCGGAACAACAGGCTTGGCAGGAAATGTATTCTCAACAACTACAACAATGGATAGAAGCAGGGGGATATGGTATTCCCGAGGCAACTCAAGCACAAATGATACAAAGAACCACAGATACATTAAAAGCAAAAGAAGCAGAAGACATAAGAGTTATGAGAAACAATATGGAACGTAGGGGGTTAACTAATTCAGGTTTAGTTTTTTCTAACGAACAGAAAATTAGAGCGAATACTACTACTGCCATTGCTAATTCTATTACCGATATTCAAATACAGTCTTCTTTAATGAAAATGGCGAGTTTTGAAAAAGCACTTGGTGCAGCTGGTGAATATTTAGGCTATTTATCTGAGCAAACTCAGTTAGCTTATCAACCGAAAATGGCTACTTGGTCAGCTCAACAGCAAGCTAATTTAATGACTTATCAAGGACAGATTAATGCTCTAATGGAAGAATATAATAATCAATTTCAGGCAGCTATGGCAAGTTATGATACTGAACGGCAAGCAGCTTTTCTAACTTATTCCACACAAGCGCAAGCGCAGTTGGCTCAATATGAATCACAAGTAGCAGCGCAAATGGCACAATATCAAGCGCAGGTTCAAGGACAGCAGGCTCAATATGCAGCGCAGGTTCAGGCTCAAAT